GTCCCCAACAGCGTGTCCATGGTAGCAGTAAAGCTCCCGCCAGTTAGTAAAACTGACGTAAACAAAACTACTATACTTTCAACTACGGTCGAAAGTATCACACAGTGCATCTCAATAATAATAGACGTAATCAAATTATACGGCTATAAAACTGATAAGTGGAACCCCTCTAATACAATCGATACTTGGATGAAATATTCTAATGCTCTGCACGGAAATTGGATGAAGGTCGCTAAATATAAATTAGCGGCTTTCTTCAGTTTCTATACAAAGCAAACGATACCAACACCCCCATGTAGTGAAATGAAGACTGATAAGCCTTGCAATTTACTGGGTGGGAGCGCAGGTCGTTTCTTAAAATTATTTTTCCAAAGATCAACACCATATCAACAAATGTCCCTACTTGCTTCGATTAAACAAAGTAAGAAAGGAATGCCAAGACCACAACAATTCGATTTAAAAATTGCTGAAGAAGAGACAGTACAAAAGTTGACAGAACAACAACCTATCGTATCACAACAACCATCAAAATGGCTGGTACCCTGGGGAGATATACCTGACAACGAACATAAAGATGAAGTTGATTACTATCTTGATAAAAGAACAGTGATCAAACAACTCAAACGTACGGTACAGGAAATCTTCAAAGGTACAAGTTATACAATAGACGATCGAACAAAGGCATTCTTCCCTAGTACCAGCGCGAACTACATAAAAAGTAGAAACAACGCAGGCGCAGTAGGAGCAATACTATCTGATCCAGAACTCTTAAATGGTTTAAGAATTCCAGGCGGATGGTACAACCCCAAGGAAGGAAAGTATAAAGAGGAGGAAGAAGAAATAACGAAATATGAATCAAAAGATATACAGGACCACACTTACAGTTTCAATAGCGCATTCACCAAATTATATTGGCGTATGGTAAAGAAAGCGGAAGAAGAGTCACAGGACGCAGAACCAGTCGGTCTTGCAGAAGCCTTAAAAATACGCGTGATCACAAAAGGACCACCTTTCACACAAACTGTGCTTAAACCTTTACAAAAGTTTATGCATAGCACTATGAGAAAACAAAGCACCTTTTGCCTTATCGGAGAACCAGTGAGAGAAGAAATTCTCTTAAATGTTCTCAAACGAGGATTAAAGGATGATGAGGTATTTTTATCAGGAGACTACAAAGACGCAACAAATAATCTTCACTCATGGGTGAGCGAGACTATTGGTAATTGCATCGCAGAACAAATAAACCTGTCAAAAGTTGAAACAGATCTATTCATTAAGGCTCTTGTCAAGCATCAAATTCGCGGAAAACCACAAACTCGAGGTCAACTAATGGGTTCTGTAGTATCTTTTCCAGTATTATGTATCGCAAATGCAGCAATGTGCAGATGGGCTTACGAGGTTACAAACCATCGTAATTTTAGTTTAGAAAAAGTTCCAATGCTAATCAACGGTGACGACGTAGTCATCAAAGCTAAAAAGCACATCTATCCGTTATGGCAACAAGTAACAAATTATATTGGTTTAGAAGAGTCTCTGGGAAAAACCTACGTGAGTAGGGAGTTCCTCGAGATCAACTCAACCAATTATTTGTATAATGCTGACTCAGAACGAAAGATTTTCTCATCGCAAGAAGAGAAGAAACTTGTCACATACAAGACGTATTCAGGCTATATCGAAGATACAGTAAAAAGAAGACGCTATATCACCACAATACGTACATCGCTAAGACAATGCCCATATGAAGAAACTAAATTCATCAACATGGGTCTCATCAAAGGAATGAAACGATCAGGTAATAAGGTCTCCCTAAACGATCTAGACGATAAAGCGAACACAATTGGTACAAGATATAGAGAAACAATGTCCTCCTGCCCTAATGAACTCAAAGATGAAGTACATCAGATGTTTATAGCTAATCATGAACATGTCCTTAAACCGCGACTACCCTGGTATATACCAGAATGGTTGGGTGGATATGGCATGACAGGTTATAAAACACCTAGTGAACTAGATCTCAAAGTAGCAAGACAAATCTTATACAATTGGTCTGAAGTACGTCCCATACAACTCGGTAAGGCTGAAGCATCATGGAAAACGTGGATAGTCTCCACAAACATGGTGCCACAACCCTACAGAGTTCTGACCGAAAATGAAGGATGCGAAATCTATAAACAAGTAGTAAATAGAAAAGCAATCGATTTATTATTCGATTCTAACATAAAATTACAAGATCTATATGAAACCTTGGAAGCTTCAACTAAAGTGAAAAGAGCCCTTCAAATAAATGAAAAGCTATGGTGTCCGGCAAACTATAAGAGTCTACCGGGACACGGTCTCACGTTAGAAGAAATACAATACCAGAGAAGATATGATTCATATATAAGTTATTTCAATAATGAAGTAATTTGTAAAACGGATGCTTATCTAGATTAAGAGTCTAGCTTCACACAAGGATTACATAAATACTACTTCACAGTAAGATAGAAGAAAGTACGAACAGATAAAAAGTCTGCCCTATACCTTATAGACGTTCGAAGTTTTACACAGATAAAGAATCTGCTCTCCACAAGGAACATCTTACTACCATACTAACAAAGAATGATTGAATTACACCGGTAAAGAGCCAGCTTTCATCAATCACTCTATGTCTATTTCCACAAAGCACTGTGTATGGGATGGTATCTTATAATATCTTTCTTAATTGCTATAGAAATTATTCTTATAGCCACAAGGTTTGTTGGTGTGCCGTGCATGAAAGCAACGGGGCCTAACAACTCTGCGAAAAAGAATTATAA